TATGGAGTTATTAGGGATATCTCCAAATAGCACTCAGCGAGCAATTATTAATGCTATAAATAATCCTAAATATAGGTTTATTTGCGCAGCAGTTTCTAGACGGCAAGGTAAAACCTACATTGGTAACATTATAGGACAATTAGTATGTTTAGTACCAAATTGTCATGTTTTACTAATGTCGCCTAATTACTCCCTTTCACAAATTTCCTTTGATCTACAAAGGATGCTTATCAAACACTTTGATTTAGAAGTTCTTAAAGACAACGCTAAAGACAAAGTAATCGAATTATCAAACAACTCAACAATACGAATGGGGTCAATAAACCAAGTTGACTCTACAGTAGGTCGATCTTATGATTTAATCATTTTTGACGAGGCTGCACTAGTAGATGGTAGAGATGCCTTCAATATAGCACTTCGTCCAACACTAGATAAAGAAAATTCAAAAGCATTGTTTATTTCAACCCCTCGGGGAAGGAATAACTGGTTTTCAGAATTTTACTATAGAGGATTCAGTGAAGAGTTTCCAGAGTGGGCTTCTATAAGGGCCACCTATCATGAAAATCCTAGATTTAGTGATGATGATATAGCCGAGGCTAAGAAAACCATGTCTGAAGCAGAATTTATGCAGGAGTACATGGCAGATTTTAATGTCTATGAAGGACAAGTCTGGACATTCAATTTTGAAAAGTGTCAACAAGACCTTTCAGAATTAGAAGTACAGAATATGGATATATTTGCAGGATTGGATGTGGGATATAAAGATCCTACCGCTTTCTGTGTAATTGGATATGATTGGGACAAAGGAATATATTATTTACTTGATGAGTACTATGATTCTGAAAGAACTACTGAACAACACGCAATAGAAATCAGTAAAAAAATGAATAAATGGGATATAGATTATATTTTTATCGACTCAGCGGCACAACAAACAAGATTTGATTTTGCTCAAAACTATGACATCACAACTATTAATGCAAAAAAATCTGTTTTAGATGGTATAGGTCATGTAGCTGGTATAGTTGATAATGATAAGCTAATTGTACATCAAAGTTGTAAGGAGTCTTTACTCTGCCTTGATCAGTACCAATGGGATCCAAATCCTAATTTGCTGAGAGAGAAGCCTAAACATAACATGGCTTCCCATATGGCAGATGCATTAAGATACGCGCTGTACTCGTTCGAAACTTCAGTCACTTCCTTTTAATAATCACCGAATCAAAAATAGTTCTTGACATTATCCCTAAATTTCGATATAATACTAATAAGAAGTAAGTTTATGACACTAAAACGAGATCTAGTTAAATATGTTCGTGACAAGGCTAAGTCCCAATATAATAAAGGGACGGATTGCTACATCTGCGGAAGAACAGAGAATCTGGACTTTCATCATTTTCACGGGTTAACAGAGTTATTAGAAACATGGCTTAAAAAGAAGCAACTCGTAATTACAGAAGAAGATCAGATAATAAGTTTGCGACCAGACTTTATTAAAGAACATACAAAAGAGCTATATGAAGATGCTGTTACACTTTGTCATGATCATCATTTAAGGTTGCACAGTATTTATGGAAAACGTCCTAAATTAGTAACGGCAAAGAAGCAACAAAGATGGGTTGATATACAAAGGAACAAAAATGGCATGGTATGACAGATTTCTAGGAAGAACACCTAGTACAGACGAAGATAAAGAAAATCCCGCTCAGCATCTCATTTCGAGAAATGAGGGGTTTGACATTGGTTCTCGTGAAGTTGTAACTAATTATAGAAATGCCTATGAACAGTTAGAGGTAGTTAACCGCGCAGTTAACATGATAGTGGATGACGCTGCGGATATACCTTTTGACGTTCAAGAAAAAAGTGAAGGTAGAATTAATGTAATAAAGAACATTCGTAGAACGAAAGTAGATTTATTACTTAATAAAGAACCTAATCCTTTTCAAGATATAAATACGTTTAAAAGAAATCTTATTATAGATTTACTAATAGATGGTAATATCTTCGTTTATTATGACGGAGGACATATTTATCATCTTCCCGCCGAACATGTCTCAATCGTTACAGATGAAGACACATACATAGAAAAATTTGTGTATGACCACTCAATAGATTACTCTCCACATGAGATTATTCATATAAAAGAAAATTCTTTTAACTCTATATACAGAGGAGTTCCTAGACTTAAACCAGCATGGAGAACTATGCAGTTACTAGGTTCAATGAGAAGATTCCAAGATAATTTCTTTAAAAATGGAGCAGTGCCAGGACTTGTTTTAAAGAGTCCAAATACTCTTTCTGAGAAAATTAAAGAAAGAATGTTATCAGCTTGGGTAGCTAGATATAATCCCCAATCAGGAGGTCGTAGACCATTATTCCTAGATGGTGGATTAGAAGTTGAGAACCTAACAGAAATATCCTTTAAGGACTTAGACTTTCAGCAAGCAATAGCTTCTAATGAAAAAATAATTCTTGAAGCAATGGGTATACCGCCCATTTTATTAGATGGTGGTAATAATGCGAATATTCGCCCTAACCACCGACTATATTATTTAGAAACCATACTTCCTATTGTAAGAAAAATAGGATATGGATTCGAGAGGTTCTTCGGTTTTACACTAGATGAAGATTTAAGCGGAGTTCCCGCTCTTCAACCCGAACTAAGAGACCAAGCAAGTTATTATTCAACTCTTGTTAATGGTGGTATTATGTCACCAAATGAAGCAAGAGAGGCATTGAGACTTGATAAAATCAACGGATTTGATGAACCGCGAGTACCTGCAAATATTGCAGGTTCAGCAGCAAATCCAGAAGAAGGCGGCAGACCCCCAGAAGAGGAACTGCCAAGTGAGGAAGAATCATGACAAAAGATATGATGATGAAGGCTCTATCAGAGTTTATTGCAAGTAAAGACGCAGAAACTATGACTTTAGCCGAATACAAAGCATTCGGAAATACCGTTCCAGTTAAGGATTATCTACTTCGTAGACGATTCGGTTCTTGGAACAGAGTACTATCTGTTATGCAACATAGGTATCCCTTGGATACTCCCGCCCCAGCGCCAGCACCGGCTCCTGCTCCTAAAAAAGCAGCACCAAAAGCTACAGCGAAAAAGGGGAAATAATTATGGAAAAAATATTTCACTGGGCTAATACATTCAAGGCTATCGAACTAGATGATGGTAGTATTGATATCAAAGGATCAGCCAGTACTAACACATTAGACCGAGCGGGGGACATTATTGAACCTACAGCTTGGACAAAAGGTGGTTTAGATAGTTTTAAAAGTAACCCTATAATCTTATTTAACCATAATCACGACCGACCCATTGGGCGTGCAAAAGAAATTGGGGTCAGCGAGAAAGGTTTAGATATTACAGCACGTATTTCTAAAGCCGCTGGCGAAGTTACAAATCTTATTAAAGATGGCGTTCTTGGGGCTTTTTCCGTTGGTTTCAAAGTCAAGGACGCTGATTATATATCAGAAACTGACGGATACAGAATAAAAGACGCTGAACTCTTCGAAGTATCAGTGGTTACAGTACCCTGTAATCAAGATGCGGTATTCAGTCTACAGAAGTCATTTGACTCTATGGACGAATATAAGAAATTCAAAAAGACTTTTACACAGGCTAACTCAACAGAATCAGCAGACGCTGTGAAAATTGAGCAGCCAAGCGAGGCGAAAGCCGACAAAACGGAGACGATAATGTCAACAGAAAGCAAAACTAAAGCTCCTGAAAGCCCTGAGTTCGATCTTGAGTCATTCGCTAAAGAAGTCGCAGAAAAAACTGCAGCTTCTATTGCAATGAAACAAGCTGAAGTCAAGGCAGCAGATGAAGCTGAAGCCAATGACGTAGCTGAAAAAGCTGCTCAAAAAGCCGAAGATTTAGAAGCTAAGCAGGACGAGCATAAAACTATAGTCACTTCAGTAATGTCTGGAGCAGAAAAACTAATGACTGACGTTGAAGAACGAGTAAATGAAAAGCAAGAGGATCTAGGACAAGTAGTCGCAGAACTTCAAGCAGACCTTAAAGCTCGTGGTGAAGAAATTCAACAAATGCGTGAGTCAAAAAGAATTTTTGCAGATAGACGTGGCGAAGGCGACTGGAAAAAAGCATTTGCAGAAGATGTAGTTGACGCTAAAGTACTTGGATTGGCCACAGGACGTGGTTACGATACCGATTACGCAAAAGGAACATTAGAAAAAATCAATGCCCATTCAGGTGTTGGTGTTTCTAGTGCCGATTTTGAACAAATCGTATCTACTAACGTAGAACGAGATATCCAAAACTCATTAGTGTTAGCACCTCTATTTAGAGAAATCCCAATGTCAGCCGCGAACATGATAATCCCTATCCTACCAGATAGTGGTTATGCAGAGTTCACCAGCAACCAAGCCGCTACGGGTTCAAGCCCGCATGGTAACTTGGCACAAACAGGTGATACTTATGGTTCGGCATACGGTGGTATTGATTTAACCGAGAAAACTCTTAGTACTAAGAAATTGATTTCACAATCATACTTAGGAAATGAAACAGAAGAAGACGCTATTATGCCTATTCTTCCGTTGATTAGAGAGTCAATTGTTAGATCTCATGCCAAAGGTATAGAAAATGCAATCCTATTAGGAAATCATTCTACTGGTGTATACACATCAGGAACGTTTGATGGACTAATCAAGATGGCATCTGATGATAGTGACCAAACACAGTCAACCACAGCGGTTGCAACTGATACAGTTACTGCAGCAGAACTTCTAAGCTTACGTAAGAACATGGGTAAATACGGTGTTAATCCACAAGATGTGGTTTACGTTGTATCTCAAGCGGTATACTTCCAACTATTGGAAGATGCTGAATTCCAAGACGCTAACTTAGTAGGCGATATGGCTACCAAACTCAGAGGCGAGATTGGACAGGTATTTGGATCAAAGATTCTTCTTTGTGACGAGTTCCCTGCTCAAGCAGCTAATGGTTATGGTGCGGTAGCAGTATATGCTAGAAACTATGTTATGCCTAGACTACGTGGTGTGACTCTTGAGTCAGATTACGAAGTAGCGAATCAACGCAGAGTGCTTGTTGCTTCACAAAGAATAGGTTTCGACGATTTAATCGCCGCAGCTACTTCTAAGTGGGCTTACAAATACAAAGCTAGCTAAAATAGTTAAGAATTTTGTATGGGGGTTCGCCCCCATACAATATTTTTTGAGAAGATTAATTATGACAGACTTAGTAACAGTATACGAATATAAAGATGCGGAAGGAATACGTGGTGAAAAAGACGACGACCGCCTCAATGTAATTATACCACAAGTAAGTGATCTTGTCAAAAAATATTGTGGAACAACAATTGTTGACTACTTTTCTACTGATAAAGTAGAAACATTCACAATAAGTGATTTATACACTAACACAATAATTGTTAGTGAAAGTCCTCTAACTGCGATTGATAAAGTCGAAGAAAGAACAGCATACTCAGAAGCCTATAGTGAATTAACTACAGGTAATTATGAATTTTATGCTGATATAGAGGCAGATGCAGTAATTCGTACAACTAAAAACGGAGAAATGGCGAATTGGGCAAAAGGTGTAGGAGCCGTAAAAATAACCTATAATGCAGGCTATAGTGCTTGTCCTAAAGATTTACAACTTGCTATATTTGACTTAGTAAACTATTATATGAAAGATGAACACAAAGAGCGAAGAGTTCTTGGTGGTGCTTCAATAGCTAATCAAGGAACTTCAGGTGTTAGAAATAATACTGATTTTCCAGATCATATCAAAAGAGTACTAGATTTATATAGGGTTGTTATCTAATGGCAATAAAAAACGTAGTAGATTTTCTTAAAGCAGAGATTCAAAGAGAAGCTCCAAAGTATAAGTCATTACGAGCTGGTCAGCATGGGTCAATGGATACTGATGTAATATTTGAAAAAGCGTGGGTAGTTGATGCTATGGTTTATACACTTCGCGATGCTCATCATAAACAAGAGGCACGTGGAGCAGACCCAGGCTATTCAACTGAAATGACATGGAACGATAAACAGATTTCTTTTGCTAGAGTAATAGCAAACAGGGTTTATGATAAGCTTATGAAGAAGCAATGGGTTAAAATTCATGCTGAACAAGAGATAGGCGGAATAGCACCTAATCAAGTTTTTAATGGAATGTCAGGTTGGGAGAAGTATGAAAAGAACCAGATGTCAGCTGGAGCAAAGACTGTATCAGGTGTTATTATTACACAAAAAGCTGGAAATATTATTCTAACATTTAAAAATTCTTATAGATTTACAAAGAAGCCAGGAACAACTACAAATGAGTATGTTAATAATACTAGTAGGCTTGCTAATGTATTAGTAAAGAGACTATCTCAAGAATTACTTAAAGAGATAAAGAAGAAAAATCCTAAAGGTAGTATAAAAAATCTACCAGCGGGACCATCATCAGCAGGAGAGAGTCCTTGGCAACATCACCAAAGTGATGGAACTTCAGGTACAGTTGCTGAAACTAATTTTTTAGGGTTTTTAGCTCAAAATACTAAACTGCCTTCTGGCACCGTTAGTGGACAGTCTAAATATTCAACTATTTCTACTACAGCCCAGACAGCTGTAGAAGATGAATTAGTAGCAGAGTTTTCGGCTTTAACTAGAGACCACAAGACTGGTAAATTAATTTCAAAAATTGATAAAGTTACAGTTAAAGTAGGTAGTCCTGGTAAAAGAGTGGGAGATGTAGATTCTGCAGAGATAGACCAGTTATTAGATAAAATATATGCAAACTTACTACAGCAATATTCTGGTAATAAGGCGTTTAAGACAAGTCCTAAATCTCCTTTACAGAACCTTGACGAAGTTGCAACTGCTGAAGCTATTTTAAAGACTACTGCAAAATTAAGAAAGACTAGAAATAAAAATATAAAAACAAAGCTAAATAAGAAAGTTACTAGTTATAAAAAGCATAATATTAAACAACAAAAGATTGATGCAGTAGGTTTATTAGCTGCAAAGAAAGGAGCTAAACTACTTAAAAAATATGTAGGTAAAAAAGTTAGCCCTACTAAGGCTATGAAAAGCCGAGTGCAAGGAAAAGCAGGAACTAGTCCCCTAGCACTAAAATCTTTATTAAATATTTTATTACCAAGAGCAGTAGCGAGTAAAATGATTGGAGGTAAAACTTTAGCATTTAGAACAGGTAGATTTGCAAGTAGCGCTGAAGTTACAAATGTAACTGCAGGAGCAAGAGGGGGTATGAATATTGATTATACTTATATGAAATATCCTTATCAAACTTTCGAACCTGGTTTTGCTCAGGGTAGCACTTTTAGAGACCCGAGACTGCTAATAGGACAAAGTGTAAGAGAGTTAGCAACTCAAATAATGAAAGAGAAATTTACAGGAGGAGTGAGGAGAATCTAATGGCAAATGCTGACGCAAGAACATATTCAACGCGAAGACGAGCCATAGTAAAGGCACTCGCAGAAAAATTACGATTGGAGTTAAATGGTCAACCTCCAATGAGGACATCGGTAGCTGATGTCGAAGAAAGACTAAAATTTTGGGATG